AACGGTTTTAGAAAGTATCCTCGGCGGGTATTTCGTTTTGGAGCTTTCGGAGGAACTACAGACCGAGAAGCTAACAGGATACATTCCTGATTGCACGCGAAGGGAAGCTTTGCAGCAGGTGGCGTTTGCACTTCGAGCTGTGGTGGACACCAGCGGAACAGGAAACGTGAAGGTATGGAGACTGTCTGAGGAAACGCCGACGGTGATTCCTATGAACCGGCTCTACGTCGGCGGCGAAGTCAGCCAGTCTGCCATCGTGACCGAGGTAAGAGTTACCGCGCACACGTACAGCACGTCCGGAAGCGGAAGCGATACGGTTGAGGTCGGCGGGAAGACCTACCACCACACGACGGCGGTCACGGTAAAACAGAATCCGAACATTACGGCATCCACGAAGCCAAACGTCATCGAGGTCAAAGACGCGACGCTTGTCAACTCGACGAATGTTGCAGCGGTGACACAGCACGTCTTTGACTATTATATGCGGCGGCAGACGCACAGCGTTCAGATCGTCATGGACAAGGAGCTTCCCGGTGACTACGTAGACACCACAACTCCGTGGGATGACCACATTACCGGGACAATAACGAGCATGACCATTAAACTGAGCGGCATCGCGGCGGCTGATTGCGAAATCGTCGGAACGGGGGCTTCTGCATGAGAATTATGAAAACCTTAATCACCGACCGGACAAAGTCCGATGCAGACTATGCAGAAAGGCTCTATAAAAAGTTATGGGGCGAGTTCACAGAGCAGGAAAAGACCGACTTTGAAGCAGGGCTGAAAGGCTCTTACAAAGCGTCTGACCTGAACCGTGTGGGAACGGCGCTGATTACCATCCGCGACAGGCTCAGAACGCACGGCATCGACGTTCCGGCGGAAGTGCGGGAAGATTACGGCGCGGACGAAGTGCTCGACAAGGCCGTCATGGACGCTTATATCGAGTCTGCAAACGCCGTGCACGATGCAGTCGTAAACGCCGCGCCGCAGCCGCCGGCATCGGGCAATGATCTTGATTGGGAGGGCGCAAACAACATCGAAAAGACGATCCTTGCCGTCGATAATGTCTTGGATTGCCGAGAGGTCGGATGGATCTACGCCGACGCAGAACTATACGCGGGAGATATGGAGGGGAACACATGAAAGACAGAACGCCGAAATTTCCGGGGCGGGTGAAGCTTGACCCAGTCGCCGGACAGACGAATACTTACGATATGACGCGCGCCGACGATCCGGACGATACCGGCACGCCGTTTAATACGCGCACAATGCTCCAAGACTCTACGGCGCGTTTTCTCCGGATTCCGGTTTCCAATCCCTTTGTGGACGATGCGCTTCGGCACATGCCGGACAGAATCAATCCGATCGGGACCATTCGGACCAGCCCAGCACTCAGCCTGGGCGATGCATGGCTCCCGTGCGACGGCTCCCAGGTGACGTTTGCGGAATATCCGCAGCTGTGCCAACTGCTGAGAGGAACGGCAAGTACGCAATGGGACGGGAAAAGCTTGGGTATTTCTGCACTCGCAGGGACTATAAGCCGCCCAGTATATTTTGACGGTAGGTGGATAGCAGCATATCTAAAACCGGCGGTTAGTTCCGCAACAAACACTAAAATCTATCCTGTTACTATTATTAGCGCACCGACACTTGATGGGGATTGGACAGAGGAATACACGGTCAATAAGAGCTTTTCGTCACAGGAACGTCTTCATATTGCGTGTTCGGAAGAAAAGTGCGTAGTTTTAGTGCCGACTGCTGATGATTATGGAAATGCAAAAGTCGAAGGACTATTTTGCAATGTAGGGAGTACAACATGGACATCTGTTGTTATCTTGAGCACTAAACGTAACTATATCAATATCTACGGGTTTGAAGAAAACGACGGGGCATTTGCCTTTGTTATAACCGATAGTTGGAATTCCGATTTAATCGTTTATCACACAACATCGCCGGATGTTCCGTCATCCTGGACTGAATCAAATAAGATTGAACGTATTGCACAATGGGAGCAGACATCTTTCTCGCACGCTAATGGAAGATGGATTCTATGCGAGGTTTCAGCTTATAACACTGGCAAAGAACTCTTAGTAGCGGAGAGTTCAGATGCAAGCGGGTTCGCATTTGAAACGAGGACACTAGTTATACCGAATATGTCAGACGGCGCAAATGCAATTTCCCCGACAGTTTATATGAACGGACGATACTATATGCTCATAGACGGATATGTAAATTCGAGTAATCCGAAGAGTAATAACGTTGTTTTGGCTTCTTCTACAGATTTGAAGAGCTGGGAGTATAAAGTTATTTCGAAAAACACAGAGGAAATAAGCATGCGTGCACCGTGCGCTATTGCGGCCAACGAGAAAATGCTTGTTTTTTCGAATAATAAGCACACATGGGCATCGGCAGACCCAGAAGCCGCCGTAAATGAAGAGACACTACCGACCGGTTCTGTACCGGAGCACCTGCTATTTATTGGTAATACAGCATATGCGCTTACATTATCTTCTATTGCTTACCACGACTATTCCACAGACACGCGGCTTCTTCCGACGATCTCCATCTCAGACGACACGACGACATTCATCAAGGCGAAAAACGAACTAGACGTATTCGAAGCGCAGCAGAGCGGGGGTGATTAAGTGTTTCAGAAAATCGCGAACGCTTTATCGGTGGAAGTAGATGGAACCGACCTGACGAAAGCGACGAAGCTTGAGTTCTATGTGAGACAGGGGTGTTCCTTCTTCCAGTACGAACCTACAGTAGTCGACGAAACGCACCTGCTTGTAAAAATCCCGTATGCAGACGCAATGCGGCTGCAAGCAAGCACCGTAAGGCTACAGCTTGCCTTAACGGATGGCGACGGAAACCCGATGGCAGCTGAAATCGTGCAGACGGACGCGAAAAAGTTCTTGAAGGAGGCTGGATATGATTAAAATGACGCTTTCCCAGCCGGAGATCAAGATGAAGATCGCCCCGGCGAAGGTGGTTTACACGGGAGGCAGCAAGCCCTATGAGGGCGTATACGATGTAACGCCGAAGACTTACGAACCGGTGGTGCTGCCGACCAGAAACCGGCTTTTGTCCCGCGACGTGAACGTCGCAAAAATCCCGCAGTATGAAGTATCCAACGCCGCAGGTGGGCTGACGCTCATCATGGGCGACGAGTATATGAACAGTTAGGAGTGAGCATATGGCAAACAAGTACGTAAACAAAATCGTTGTGGGGACGGAGGTAAAGCTCGACCTGTCGGCAGATACCATCGTACCGAGTGACCTCAAAAAGGGCGTCACCGCGCACGACAAGTCCGGCGCGCCGATCGTTGGCTCGAATGAGTTTGACGTAAACTCGCAGGACGCGACCGCCGCCGTGGCGGAGGTGCTCAAGGATAAGACATTTTACGCGCGAGGCTCGAAGCTTACCGGCACCATGCCGGATAACGGCGGCCAGACGCTGGACATTGCCGACAAGGACGAAGAACCTGCCATTCCGATGGGCTTCCACGACGGCTCCGGCAAGTCGCGCATCAAGCCCACAGAGAAGGCAAAGCTTATCCCCGGCAATATCAAAGCCGGCGTGTCCCTTCTCGGCGTGGTGGGCAGCTACGGCGGCGAGGCGGTAAAGGCACAGGCAAACAAGAACGTCACGCCGAGCTTTGCCGAGCAGGTCGTGACGCCGGATGAGACGTATGACTATCTGTCGCAGGTGACTGTCGCGGCGATTCCCGTCACCTACACCGACAACGCCGCAGGAGGGCAGACGCTCCAGATCGGAGGCTGAGATGGCAGTAAACAAAGTCGCCCTGAACGGCGAAGCCAAGCTTGACCTGACCGCCGACACCGTAACGCCGGAGACACTTCTCAAGGGGAAGACGGCGCACAACGCGGCGGGCGAGCTGATTATAGGAGTGTATGAGCCTATGAACATAAAACAGTACACCGGCACGCTGCTTGCTTCGGGCTGGGCTGCGGATTCGCACGGCTACCAGGCGCAGACGATCACGATCACGGGGCTGAAAGCTGCCTATGACGTTGACCCGCAGTGGGACGTTGCGCTTTCGGGCACGGACCCGGACGCAGACGCGGCGCTTTTGGAGGGCTTCGCACTCATCCACAACTACACAACTGGCGCGAACTCTTTGACCGCGCAGTGTATTGGCAAAGCACCGACGGTGAATATCCCCGTGAAGGTGGTGGTGTTCGGATGAGTGGCAGGAGCCCAAGATGGTTTACGGGGATTCAATATCCGTATGAGGCAAATTTTGCGGACAACACATGGGCGCAGGTCATTGCAGCCTGCCAACGCGGCACCGTTCCGGAGACATGGGCTGTCGGCGACCAGAAAGCAATGATGATCAATGGCGCAAGCTATCAGATCGACATCATCGGCAAGAACCACGATACCTACACCGCAGGCGGCACGGCACCGCTAACCTTCCAGATGCATGAATGCTATCACGAGAAGAAGCGTATGAACCTTGCCGCGACCAATAAAGCCGGCTGGACTAGCTGCGACATGCGAACCAAGCATCTACCTGGCATTCTATCCAAGATGCCGACGGAAGTGCAAAGCGGCATCCGCGAGGTGAACAAACTGACTTCGGCGGGGAACTACAGCACTACCATTGTCACGACCGCAGACAAGTTATTCTTGCTGTCTGAAATAGAGATTTTTGGCATCGTCGACCGCTCTGTGAACGGTGAAGGCACGTTGTATGACTATTATAAGGCAGCAGGTTCCCGTATTAAGACTTTCAACGGTACTGCGACTGTATGGCGAGAGCGCTCGCCGAGTGCAGACCACGATTATATGTTCTGTAATGTATACTCCACTGGTACCTCTAGCCAATCCGATGCAAACTATGACCGCGGCGTAGCCTTCGCATTCTGCTTCTAGGGGGATTGTGCATTATGGGAATGTTTTTAAGGCGTGGACCTGCGCCGCACAGAACGAGAATGTCTGATCTGGAAATTGGGCGCAGTATCAAACTGAACCTGAACGGCACTCCGTGGGACTGGCTGGTGGTGCATCAGGGGCTGCCATCGAGTATTTACGACGCAAGCTGCGACGGCACTTGGCTGTTGATGAAGGATATCTATGAGCAACGCTCATGAGACAGCGCCAATGCGAACAAGCTGGAAAGCAGCACCATTCACAGCTATCTGAACAGTGATTTTTTAAGCCTGTTCGATCACAACATCCAAAGTGCTATCAAGCAGGTAAAGATCCCGTACCGCCAAAACGGCGGTACTAACGGTACTGACCAGAGCGGTGCAAATGGATTGTCTGTAAAAGCTTTTCTACTATCTGGATATGAGGTTGGCTTCACGACAAGTGACAGCATCTACTTCCCGGTAGATGGCGCGAAGCTGGACTACTTCACCGCAAGCTCTGGAGGCAACGTCAAGCGCATCGCAAACTTCAATGGCTCGCCCTATGGCTGGTGGCTCCGCTCCCCGTACGGCGGTAACGCACTCAGCGTGTGGTACGTCGACTCCTCCGGAAGCCGAAATCGACTCTCCTCATATACTTCATACGGTGCGCGACCCGCAATCATTCTCCCGAGTGACATGCTAGTCACTGATGACATGATAGTCGCTGATGACATGCTCGCAGCATAAGGAGGTACTATGTACATCACACACAACAATCAAACATACGCGAACGTCCGGGTATACAGCACATCCGGCTCGGTCCGGTTTACGGGCGATTCTCTTTCGGGGGTGACAGAGCTGTCCGGTCCCGTCGTGGTCTTCGCGGACAACGGCTTCGAGCTGCGGACGTTCGCACCGATCGATTATCTCCGGCAGGACATCCGGGACGGCAGCTGGCTGCTGACGAATACGCCGGTCCCAACGCCGCAGCCGGTCACGGTCCAGCCTGTGACGTATGATCTGACCGTTTCCACGGCAAACGCCGTGCGCCTGCTCATGGCGGGCAAGCAGCCCACAACGGCGGATGAAATCATTATGTGTTCGGCGCTCTACGACGAGTGGCAGGAGGGAAAACATGTTGCCGGGGACGTATTCTGCGTTGGCGGTGAACCATGGGAATGTTTCCAGAACTACGATAATGCGGTTTACCCGGATATCAAGCCCGGAAATTCTGCATGGTATACGTTTAACAGGCCGTTCCACGGCACGTCACGCGAGACGGCGCGGAATTTCGTACACCCAACGGGCGCGCACGACGTGTACAAGGCAGGGGAATGGGCCGTGCAGGATGGAAAGTTCACCAAAGCGAATCAGGATACAGCATATAGTCTCGCAGAATACCCGCAGGCGTGGGATGTAGAAGAATAACAGCCGCCCGAGGGCGAGAAAGGAGAACACATGGACGACGGAATTCAGGCGCAGATCGCTTCGCTGGACGCGCGGTGCAAATCCAACACGCACAGGATTAACGATCTGGAGACGGACAACAAGGCGCTTCACCAGCTGGCTACCTCCGTGGAGGTGCTGGCGACGAAGCAGGAGACGATCGAGTCGAACGTGAACGAGATCAAAGCCGACGTGAAAACCCTCAAGGCGCTCCCCGGCAGCCGCTGGGAGGGCTTAATCAAAGCCGTGGTCACGGCGATTGTTTCGGGCTTAGTCGGCTACGCGCTGGCTCTGGCGGGGCTGGGAGGCTAGTATGGCGGACGGGCAGAAAAAGCCGCAGCGGAAGACAAAGGGGCGCATGGCGCGGGAGTTGGTCTACTACTGCATTTACGCCCTGACGCTTACGCTCGCGTGGGCGGTCATCATCAAAACGCTTGCCATCTTCACAGACCATCCCGCCGACCTGTCAGACGTCCTGATCTTCGCGGCAGCGGCGTTTGGCGGGGAGCTGCTGCTCCTGCTGTGCAAGAGAGTATTTGCAAAACCGAATGAACCGGTAGAATGAAAGGGGTACATATGGAAAACATCAAAAAGCGGCTGGGCAACCTGCTCAGCGTCAAAAGCCTGGTCACGATGATTCTGACCTGCGTGTTCGCCTACATGGCAGTCGTGGGCAAAATCTCGCAGGACTTTATGACCATTTATGCGGTCATCATTGCGTTTTATTTCGGGACCCAGTCCCAGAAGACGCAGGATGTGCTTGACAGTGCGGGTGCGCCCCAGGAGGGCGAACAGAAATGATGAAAGCATCCGAGCTTGTGCGCAGGCACATTGACGTTGCGAAGAACTACAAGACAGTCTACATGTGGGGCTGCTTCGGCTCCCCCGTGAGCGAAACGATCATTGACGAGAAATCCGCCCAGTACCCGGACTGGTACACCGGCGGCAGAGTCACGTATCTGCGCAATCTTATCGGCAAGGGCTATTTTGGCTTTGACTGCGTAAACCTCACGAAGGGCATTCTATGGGGCTGGAACGGCAACAAAAACGCCTACTACGGCGGCGCAAGATACGCCTCGAACAGCGTGCCGGACGTTTCCGCCGACGGCATGATCGCAAAGTGCTACGCCGTGTCCGGCATCGGCTGGGACAAGCTGATTCCCGGCGAAGGTCTCTGGATGCCCGGCCACTGGGGCATGTACATCGGGGACGGTCTGGCGGTAGAGTGTACGCCCATCTGGGACAACGGCGCACAGATCACCGCCGTCCAGAACATCGGCACGAAAGCCGGATACCACGCCCGCAATTGGCAGAAGCATGGCAAGCTTCCGTGGGTGGAATACGATACCGTGAAGATCGATGAAGCCGTTGAGGAGGCAAAGAAGACCATCCGGCAGAAAGCAGGATTGACCGACGGCACGATTGATTATCTCGCCGCCTATAAGTACGGCGACGATCTTCTCAAAAAGCTCGCAAAGGCGATGAAGTAAGGGGGCGAGGCTATGGCTCCACAAGCCAGATGCAAGCTACCACCGGAGCTTGGCGGCCTGATGCGCCGGGACATGGAAACAGTCATTCATCAGGCGAATCTTGGCCGGGAAGACGAAAAGATTGCACAGCTATACTTCGTGGATAAGCTTCCACAGGTGGACGTCGCGACGGAACTGTATCTTGGCAGGGCGACGGTGCAGCGCCGCTTGCCTGGTATCGTGCGGGAGATGCAGCGGACATCCAACAAACTGTATAACTGAGATAAGCGCCGAAAAATCGGCGCTTATTTTTTATAAAACTTTTGAAAAACTCTTGACATTTACGCTCAATGAGCGTATTATAGAGCCATAAGATAAAGCAAGGCGAAAGCCGGAAAGAGGTACAACATGGAAACCAAGATCATCAACAACCGATACGAACTCATCGCTTGCACTGCCGTTGCCACCGAGGCTGGCGACACGGAAGTACAGGACGCCATCTACAGCCGCAGCACGGAAACGTCGGACGGCGACTGCGTGTACTTCGGCTACACGCTGGACGATCTGGACGATCTGGATGATCTCGCCGACGCTGACTGCCCTGATTTCAGCGAAGACACGCTTCGCACCGTCCGCATCGACGGGCGTCCCATCAGCGCGTACTGCTTCTGATATGAAGGGAGAAATCGGAACCACCGCCATTTGCGAAATGTGCGGCAATGAGTACACCGTGACAGGCACACGCCAGAAATATTGTTTGGTCTGTTCGTCAATTCGCAGACGCGAGGCAGACGCCGCCAGCTTTCATCGAAAGATCGCTGGAACTTCTAAAAAAATCGGGTCTGTGGCTATTTGTGAGCGCTGCGGATCTGAATACACAACAACCGGGGGAAATCAGAAATTTTGCCCATCCTGCGCACCCAGCCAACGGGGCCGTGGAGAGCTTCGCCACATTGGAGGTGCCGCAACCTGTAAGCGCTGCGGTGAATCGTTCATTCTTACTGCTACGGGGCAGAGATACTGCCCTGCTTGCGCCGCTCTAAAGAGATCGCCGCGTGTTGATGATTCTTTGCTCGATTTAGATGCATTTTGCACATTGCTGAAAAAGCACAGCATCACACAAGCTGATTTCTCGCGCCGTTTTTGTATCAGCTCAGCTCTCATTAGCAGATGGTGCTCAGGGGAGCGCAGATGCCCGACGTATGTGCTTTCTATGGCAGACGAACTTCTCACCATTGATGCCGAAAAAAGGAAGAATCAACAGGAGGAACCCACATGAAACTCACCCCATTTATCCGCGCCGCTCTCTACGCCGAGGTCGGCGCATACGCTGACCGCGACGCCTATGTCTCCGATCTGGCGCTGTCCAGCATCTGGGGCGATGCCGAAGACGCCGAGGTCCCGGCGGAGCGGCTGGCACTGCTCGGCGCGATCTGGGACGGCACACGCTGCACGATCCCGGAACTGATTAAGCAGCACGGCCTGACGCAGACGGGCTTCGCGCAGTATTTCAATATCCCGCTTCGCACCGTGCAGGGCTGGTGCATTGGTGAACGCACCTGCCCGCCGTATGTGACCGCGATGGTCGCTGAAATCTTAGCCATGAACGATCGATAATGCAAACTAAGCCCGTGGACTTCTCTGCGGGCTTGAATTTTGAGCCAAATTGATACACAACTGAGGCACAAGAAGCCGCAAAAAAGCCCATACTGGACACAAAGGAGTGTTCGGTATGGGCTTTTCTTATTTCAATCCGAACCCTGCGGGGAAACAGGTGGGCGATTGCACGGTTCGGGCTATCGCAAGAGCGACGGGCAAGAGCTGGGATGAAACATACGTCGGACTTTGCCTACAGGGGCTGAAAATGGGCGACATGCCGTCGGCAAACAGTGTCTGGGGCGCGTACCTCCGGCAGCAGGGATTTGCCCGGAACGTTGTGCCGAACACATGCCCGGACTGCTATACGGTCGAGGAATTCGCGAGAGACCATCCGCGCGGTGTGTATGTGCTCGCTCTATCAAGCCACGTCGTATGCGTAGAGGACGGAAAGTATTTCGATAGCTGGAATTCCGGGAACGAAATCCCGCTGTTCTACTGGGAAAAGGAGGATAAATGATGTTCGGACAACAGCCTTATGTGTATCAACAGCCAATTTACAATCAACCGCCCATGATGCAGGAACCAATGATGCGTCCACAGTATCAGCCTACACCGCAGTATCCGACTCCGCAACCTCAGCCACAGCAGCCGAGCGGGGGACAGTCTATCATCTGGGTTCCGAACGAAAAGGCGGCAAACGAATTTATTGTCGCGCCGAATAACGCCGTCACGCTCTGGGACATGAATGCGCCGGTTGTGTATGTGAAGAAAGCCGACGCAAGCGGCAAACCATCAATGACAACGTATGATCTTGTAGAGCGCTCTACAGCCCCCGTGAGCCACACAGCGCCGCAAACAGTGCCTACGGTGGAATACGTGACCCGCAAGGACTTTGACGAACTGGCGGCAAAGGTGGCGGCTCTGAGCGTCAAGCCCGTTAGAAAGGTGAAGGAGGCAGAAAATGAATCCACTGTTTAATGCACTCGGCGGCGGGCAAATGCCCGGAATGATGGGACAGTTTCAAAATATGATGCGGCAGTTTCAGCAGTTCAAGCAGAGCTTTCAGGGAGACCCGAGGGCGGAGGTTGAGAAGCTGGTACAGTCTGGGAAAATCTCGCAGCAGCAGTTGAACCAGCTTCAGCAGATGGCTGGACAGTTTCAGCAGTTGATGCAGTAGTTCGGAAATTCCGAACAGCTGAACGGTCAAAATCGTGGCCACGATTGAGATAAATTTCAAAATCTACGAAAGGAGAAAACTATGAGTTTGAATGGCGATGGTATTCCTATGAACATGCCTGTAGTTCCGGCAAACTCGGACAGCGGCAACGGATGGGGCGGCGGTAATGGCTGGTGGATCATTATCCTGTTCCTCGCGATTTTCTGCGGCTGGGGTAACGGAAACGGCTTTGGCAATCGTGGAGGGAACGGCGGCGTTGTTGACGGCTATGTTCTGGCATCTGACTTCTCGAACATCGAAAGAAAGATTGACAGCGTGAACAATGGTGTCTGCGACGGCTTCTATGCGATGAACACGGGGATGCTTAACGGCTTTGCCGGTGTAACGCAGGCTGTGACTTCCGGCTTCTCGAACGCTGAACTTTCCCGCTGCAATCAGCAGGCTGCGCTTATGCAGCAGCTTAACAACATGGCGATGCAGGCACAGGAGTGCTGCTGTGAAAACCGCGCTGCAATCGCCCAGGTGCGCTACGACATGGCGACGCAGGCATGCGACACCCGCAACACCGTGCAGAACACCACGCGCGACATCATCGACGCGATGAACTGCGGCTTCCGCAGCATTGACCAGCGGTTGACGGCGCAGGAACTGGCTGCAAAGGACGCGAAGATTGCCGAGCAGAACCAGCAGCTCTTTGCGGCGCAGCTGGCGGCTTCGCAGGCGGCGCAGAACGACACGCTCAAGTCCTACGTAAGTGGGCAGCTGGCGTATTATAACCCGCGTCCGGTCCCGTCGTTCGCGGTACCGGCTCCGTACCAGTTTGCAGGCTGCAATTGCGGCTATAACTACGGCTGCGGCAACTGCGCTTAACTCCATAATGTAGAGCTTTTTCGTGGACTCACGAAAATGGTCGGTTCCTTGCCGATACTCGATCAACGCGGCGGGGCAATCGTCCCGCCGCTATTTTAATTGCCTCGAATTCGAGGCAGAAAGGAATGATTTTATGGCTGAATTTACATCATCCGGGATTCAAACTGTTGCCGCCGGGCAGAACGTCCCTCTAATTTCCACGTCGGCTTGTGGCAAACCGTGTATCGTCCACCGTGACGGAAGCGGACTTGTTACGCTTCGTGGGCTTACGCAGCAGTGTAAGGCGAAGTTCCGTGTATCCTTTGGCGCGAATATCGCCGTTCCTACAGGCGGAACAGTCGGAGCTATCACCGCTGCGCTCGCCATCAACGGGGAGGCTTTGAACAGTGCTACAGCGATCGTGACACCGGCTGCTGTTGAGAACTATTTCAACATCTACGTTTCTGCATTCGTGGAAGTTCCGCGCGGCTGCTGCTTGACTGTAGCGGCAAAGAACACCAGCGCACAGGCGATCAGTTTCGCAAATAGCAATCTGATCGTCGAGCGCGTATCGTGAAGGGAGGAAGAAATATGTACGATTTGAGAAACCTTCGGGAAATGCTTTGCAAAGAGCTGGATGAAATCGCTGACAAGCGCGAAATGTCTGCTGGTGATCTGGACGCAATTCAGAAGCTGACAAGCTCCATCAAGAACACTTATAAAATCGAAATGCTTGAGGACGGCGGGTACTCTCGCAGCGGCGAGTTGGAAGCCGATATGCGCGGCACGTATGGTCGGGGCAACTCTTACCGGGGCAGGCGTCGGGACTCTATGGGTCGGTATAGCCGCACCGACGCGCGGGAGCATATGCGCTCGACGCTGGAAGACATGATGCGCGACGCGGACGACGATAAAACGCGCGAGGCTATCCGGCGCTGCATGGAGCAGATTGACAGAGCATAAGGAGGGAAAGACATGCTGGATGAAGCCGAAATCCGAAAGGAAATAGCACGGCTGGAATACGAAGAATCCAGCTATCCCAATTATGCCAAACTGGCGAACCTATATGTGATACGCGACAAGATGCAGGGAGCGGAGAATGCCAGAGATAAGTTTGTGGGTTACTACTCTGGTGCTCCCGCCCCTGTGACCGCAGAACCGGCTACCGTGGGCGAGTACGGGGACAGCGAGTTTTTGCTTACAGTAGCCGGGAAAGACCCGGCGAAGGCTTGGACGGTCATTGACGAACTTATGGATACACTTGCGATGGTAAACAGCAAGGTTTATAACTCTGTTATGCAGAAGATAAAACGTGTCTAGTGTTAGTAACCGTGTTAGCTATTTGTTAGTAACTGAAAAAATCTGAAAAAAATCTGAAAACGTCTGAGATTTAATATCCAATTTGAAAACGTCTAAAAACGTCTGAAAACATGCTTAAAAAGTTTAGGAAATTTCAGAAGGTCTACTTCACACGCAGGAGGTCGATGGTTCGAGTCCATTAGTCTCCACCAAAAAAGTCCTGAAATCTCAAAGGTTTCAGGGCTTTTTCTTTTTCGCTGATTTTTGGTTTGTTAGTAACGTGTTAGTAACAGGCGCATCTATCGCATTCACAAGTTGGTCAATGTCAAAGTGCTCATAGATGTTCGCGGTCGTGGAATAGTCTGCATGCCCGAGCATTTTTTGCAGGAGTTCCGGCTTGATATTGTTTGCTACAGCCCAGCTTGCGAATGTGTGCCTTGTTGCGTGTGGTGTTTTCTTAGAGATTCCGAGCCGCTCCAAAAGCGGGTAGTAGTCACGCTTGCGAAAATTTGCAATGACTTTTTGCCCGGCATACCCAGAGATCAGAAGTTCGCCTTTTGCACGCTCTTTGAATTCTGCGAAATATTTACGCCCTTCGGAGCGAATTGGGATTATTCTATTCCTGCCTGCTTCTGTCTTTTCCCCGCCGATCACGTAGGTTTCATGGACATTTTCGGTTCTAAGCCCGAACAGCTCGCCGATTCGCATACCGGTATAGACCATCATCAGGGCAAGTTTGGCTGCTTGGGAACCGTCCGCTTCGAGCTTCTGGATATCCTCTTCTGAGAAGATCTCTTTTTCTTTCTTCACATTCTCGGGCAGTTTAATGAACGAAGCGAAGTTTGTCGTTATGAGTTCCTGCCGGATTCCCCATTGTGACATCTGCGTTGCAAGTTGTTTGAACTTCGACAGTAGCGAGTGGGATTTATCGCTGTACTTGTCTATGACAATCTGGTAATCAGCGGTCCGCAGTTCGCGAAATTTTCTGTCATGCAATGGTTCAAAAACGTCATATGCGCGTTCGTAAGACTCTATTCCCTTCGCGCCGATATCGCGGAAGTGTTCATCCTTCCATGCTTCGTAAACCTGCTTGAAGGTCCAGTTATATATTTCATCAATACTCCGCCCTTGTAAACGCGCCAGCGCGTCGAGGGCGGCTGTTTTTTTATCGTAGTATCCAATTATGGTTTTTCCTTTTGCGGCTACCCACGGGCGGGTACGCCGCCCTTGCAGTTTGTAAACTGTCCCCGTACCGTTTGCACGCTTCAAAGCCTTTCGTTGTGGCGCTTGCTGCTGTTTCCCACACCAGCAGCAGAACGCCGAGCCGTCAGGAATTTCTTTTTTACACTTGATGCACTCCATGTTTTCCTCCACGTTCTTTTCGGATTGCATAGAAAGTAATCGCTGAAGCCAGCGCTGAGCCTGCAATCAGGGCGATGCACACCCATGCAGCCACGGACAAATCTCCGCCGCGAATAAAACCTGTGTTCCGACTCTGCGCATCCGTCACAAGGCAGGCAATCAGAGAAAAGGAGAGCAGCATACAAAACAGGGCGAGAACGTAACACATTGTATGCGTAGACCTTATCTGTGCGCTCTGCGCGGCTGTTGTTGCCTCCAGCTTGGCGTTTTTGAGCTCGACATGATGAATCTGCTCGGTCAGTTCTTCCGGGCTTTCTGCGGGCTGGACAAGCCCGAACAGGTCATCCAGCGACAGACCGAGAACGCGGCACAGCGCGGCAGAATTGTACAGTTTCGGGTCTTGTTGCGTACCAGCGCAGAGCTTCGTCACAGCCGATCTGGAAACGCCGGATTCCTCGACAAGTCTATCAATGGTGTAATGCTGATCTTCTTTCGCCCGCTTGATGTTCCCCTGATATGCAGAAATATATGGGGCGAGTTCCTGAATTGCTGACATGATATACCTCCATTTTCACATATATTTCGCTGATTCTTCCGCCACTGGTATGATTTTACCAATTTGAGGGTGGACATTTCTGCCGCTTTTGCTATGCTGGTTACAGGCGCATGAAAAAGCCCCACAGCCGGTGGAGCGACGGTGGGGCGATCTTAAACATTCCATTATACAAAATAGTCTGTCCCATAATTGCCGCTTACGAGGGTTACCGGACGAAGAAAATGCAAGGTGTTCTTTGTGGAAGATTCCAAATTGAAATTATTGAACGAACGTTCTAAAATATGGAGGTACACCAAATGCAGAGCATCAATATTCGCTTTGAAAACGGGAAAGTAAACATCATCGTAGACGGGGCACTCTTCAAGGATGTCCACAGTCTGAGCCTCGACTACATCAAGGGTGCGCCCATGCTCTTCTCCTGTGTCTCCGATGTAGGGGAGACGCGGGAGCATTGGAACAAATGCCCGCTGCCGAACTGATTTACTTGATTGTCCACGAATTTCCACAGTTTTGGCAAAGACAAATCTTTTGGTTCTTTACGACCTCTTTTGCAGTTCCGGTGCTTTTCTTCCAAACAAGGTTGGAAAGCCCCAGCGTACACATAGCAGTTAAACCACGTGCGGCATTATTCATGTGGCCGCCAAAGCCAACGCCGGACTTCTTGGTTTTGCTGGATACCTGTTGCATGGTAATCGTTACATTTTCACTTCCACAGTTCGGGCATGTCATATTTTTTAACCTAATTCCTTTCTTTTTAGCAAGTGATGCGATGCGCTCAATGTATCCGGTTTTCTTTTCCCCGTACAATTCATCATCGATACGAAGCACGGCAGCAAACGCTTTTTCGTATTGCTGGGTTTTGATATACAAATCAGCGAGCCGAAAAGCCCATTTTGAACCACGAAATTTTAGGCCGCCATTGAGCCAAATGTTTTCCCAGAACTCGATGAGGCTACCAATGTCGCCAGTTTCTTCATAGAGGTTTTCAGCTATATTGATCTGCCGAAGCTGTAGGTTTTGCAAGTCGAGCTCATTTTGCAGGCGCGTGCTTAGTTCCTCGAAATTTTCCATTCAATTACCTCGGCGGTATTTTAGTATATCTATATCGATTGTATCACTAGGTTCTTAATACCTCAACGCTGAAACTGCACGAAAAAGAAACCTAAAATTTGACGAAAATGGAGAAAATTATGGATGAAAGGGAGGAGCCAGGACATGAAGGAACGAACGACTGAGAGAAAGAAATTAGAAGCCGAGGCGCTGGTACTGATTTCGAGGTTAAGCGGCGCGCAGATCAAGGCGCTCAGAAGGCTCGTTCTGGACTTACATCATACACCGGATGGTGTCCCATGCAAAAAAGTAGTATTTGACACCAAACTGTGATATAATGCTATATGATAAGTATGCAAAACGACTGAAAGGAGAAAAAGATGCTCGATTATTTAGTTGAAAACGGATGGGTAGATTCATTTATTAGAACCGCTGTCACAATTGGAATCTACCACGGCTGGAAGATCATCTTGACGGGAATCTATAGGTTCATCAATAAGCGACTTCACAAGAATTGACAGACGCACTGCGAAGTATACGATTAGTACAACGCCGTAAATCACGCAAAACGTTCTGTTACGATTTATGCCGATGTATATTCCTATTCCACCAGAGTACGTAAAAGCTATGAACAATGTCACGTATTGCAAGACTGATCGAAGCTTCCTTTTGTCTTGCTGCAAACTTTTAATCCACTTCCAGATTGCGCGAAGTATCAAAGTGGCGATTCCCCCGATTGCCGTAACAAGCAGACCGGTTACAAGGTCTGGTACGGAAACGTAATTTTCGACAAACTTGGCGATAAAATCCCTCACATCGATTCCCCCAACATAGCTTTCATGGCGGCGATGAACCTTTTGAGTTCATCGTCGCTCATTTTTTTAGATAGTGCAAGAAGTTCTTTCTGCTCGTCAGAAAGCCCGTCGATCATATCAAGCGGCAGCTGCTTTTCCTGGCTCACCGCCCTATCCTTCGGGATGGGGTCTTTTTTTATGCCCGCAGACGGGGAATCTAATCCCATCAAATAGTCTGCGGACACATTGAAGTATTTGGCGATTTCGGGGATGAATCGTTTATAGCTTTTATTTTTCCCGATTCCCCATTTATATATTACGCCGCGAGGCAAATTTAACGCTTCCTCAATGTCTTTGTCAGTCATGCCAGATGACTCGAACAACGGTTTTATTCTCTCGATATACAAATCCATATAGACCTCACACTAGATATTAGTCTGTCTGAACGCGCAAATCAAACTTTTCCATAAAATGCAAAGCGGCAGCCCGGACGTTCTTCTCAAACTCGGCTTGACTATTGCTAATTGGCTTGGCTTTCCGAGTAGCGGGTGGGGATTTATTTTCTAGGCAAGAAATCTTTTCTAAGTAGTATCGATTGTTTAGCCCCCCACGCTTTATAACCTTTTTCATCCAGTAGATAGACGATTCGTAGTTATGTTCTTTTTCATACAGCGATGCGATGTCTGAGTAGACTATCGCTGAATACAAGGACGCAAATTTATCCAATGTTCGAAAGCTTACAGAGTCGACGCTTTTTTCATAAAGGGATATGGCGTGCTTTCGGAATGATGCCCCCTTTTGAGAGTAGGCATAAGCCGCTGCTAGTATATCTTCCGGTTTTGAAGAATTTTCGTACATAATTGTTGCAATCTCAAACAATACATAGCGGGGCTTATAGACGATCACGCAGCTTTCATTTGCAAGACCTAATGAGTGAAAGCGTGCAGAGTACTTCGAAAAAGCAGTAAATATGACCTGCTGTATGACGCTCGATTCATGCGATGAAAAACGTTTGAGGTCGTATTTATTATCAGCTGTAATAATGCTTTGACTCTTATCTTGCGAATAAGACTCCGGGTAGTATAAGAATGGATTTTCTGCACCTTTCGGTTTTGCCAGAAGTAAATCTAAATCAAGTAGCACAATAAGCCCCCAGCAAAATTGGTGAATATGCTGATATTCACCAAAATAGTGAAAACTGGTTGACTTTCACCATTTTAGTGAATATAATAAACACATAGGGTTCAATAAGGTAACACAAAACCAGACCCCAGCGAAAACGCTCGTGTCAAAAAAATTGTTATGTATCTCGCAAATTCATAATAACACAATGTGTTAACTTTCGCAACCCAGAAAACCAAAAAAGTTGACTGCGGCGTAAAGAAAAGCCGCCCGTGGTTCGTTCACGAGCGGTTTTCCCCAGAGTTGTTTACCAGAACGCGCTGCATCGCTAGACCCCGGCAGCACACTTGGGAATGGCTTACTTGCCTGCCGATGGCATACACCCTTTTTACGCGGTCGGTTTCGCTTGTATGCCTGCCTGATACTGGCGAACGCAAAACGAACTTACGCTTCTATGACGCGCCGCTCACTTTGGCAGTTCTGGCGCTGCCCCTTGCCCTAACGCATTACGCCGTTTCTTTGGTCTGGAACTGGCAAGTTCAAAAGTTTGGTCATGTAAACCACCTCCCGAATTTACCTAAAAGGGCTAATGGCAGTATAGCACGTCTGGGGCGTTGCAGTCAACAAATTTAACAGTTAGGAGGATAAAGGATGCCAGAAAAATGGACAGGCGTACTGATTGGAAAAATGCACAATGCGCGTGTTTCATACGACGATCTTGCCGCAGAGCTTGGACTTACAAAAGGCTATTTGTCCATGATCTTGAACGGGGCAAGGAAGCCGCCGAACGCAAAGGCGCGACTGAATGCTGCATTTGATGCCGTCGTAGAGCGGCGCAGCAGAGAAAAGGAGGAAGTCTGAACCACATCTAGGAAATGGAAGTGGAATAGATAGTATTTCTCTAAATCTTAGAAAAAGGAGAGATAGGATGTTAAATCGAGCAACGATTTCGCCGCAAGAAGCGGTAGAGATTCTGCGAGAAAACGGCATGCAGATCGGCGTTGAGGTCCTTAGACTGGGGCTGCAACAGGGCGTTTTCCCGTTTGGTAAGGCGGTAAAAACCGAGAAAGCACCTGTCTACTGGGTTTTTCCGAAGGACCTTAATGCTTGGATTGAGCGGCATTTGAAGGATGGACCCACTAAGAACGGGGAATTTGTGGAGGTACATGATGACTGACGTTGAATATATCCTTGAGGCGAATCACCGGCGCGCAAGAGAGCGCGAACTCGGCGAGCGGTGGGACAAGATTATCCGGCAGCGAAAAAGGAAGTCGGAGCTTTTGAAGGCTTCGGAGGCGTTCTGCTTCTCGATTGGCTGCGTCCTTCTGGGCGGCACGGCGACCCTGCTGGGCTTCGGGCTGTTCAAGGCGGCGTTCACGCTCGGCGGCGCGGCGGTGATCTTCTTCGGCGGCGCGGTGCTGATGGAGGCGTGAAATGATTTACCCGTGCAAGAAATGCACACATGACACAGGCAAGTGCCGCTGCCTTGACTGGCAGAGATGGTTCTCTGTGGAGTTTGAGGCAGAAGCGGCGAAGGTGCTTGCTGCGACGCACGCAGAGCCGTTACCGGCGCCGCCGAAGATATTCTATCGCGAGATTGTTTTCAGTTCGATCTTCACGCGGCTTTGGAGGTAGATATGAAGCAGGCTGAACGTGTTTTAAAGTACATGCGCGACTTCGGCAGCATTACGCAGCTCGAGGCGATGCAGGACCTCGGCTGCATGCGGCTGGGCGCGCGTGTCTACGATCTGAAGCGCGAAGGGTACAACATCCGGCGCGACATGGAAACGAGCAAGAACCGGTATGGCGAGGATACGAGCTATGCCAGATACAGGTTGGTGGAATGATGGAAGATAAACAGCGAGCGCCGTTTATCACGGATATCAACGGTGCAGAGATTTATGACGGAAACGAGTATTTCGTCTCCGACGAAGGAAACATTGCTGCTGCGTCTCCGGGCGAGAACTGGACCGTACAGAATGCGTTGATCGAGCATCTGGTGGAAACGTATGGCACGAATTCCATTGCCGAAATGTGCGGCTTGGACAAGCAAGTCTGCAAGATTTAAGGAGGGAAGATGGCAAACTTTGAAAGCGGCGTGAGCCGGTATATTCAGACGGCAGCGGTCGTCAGGGTGGCGTTTCCGGTCGATCTGAAAGGGAACGAATACATTTGCTGCGATGCGTGCCAATTTTACCGCAAAAGCAGCAGCCGGTGCGGACTGACAAACGAGCCGCTGCTCTGGCCGGGCCGGTATGTTGGAAGTGACTGCCCGCTGGAACTGATCGAAGAAACGGAGGATGAAACATGAAGCAGTTTCGCCTTTTAAGGCCGGATGAAATTGAGTGCCGCGTGGCACAGTGCAACGAAAAGGGCGCGTCGATTCTGCTGTACAAAACAGCACGGACCGACGCGGACCTGCTGGACGAGACGGTAGGCGCGCAGAACTGGGAGAATGATTTTAAGCTGGTCGACGGCGTTCTGTACGGCGGTATCGGCGTGGACTACGGAAAGGACGGGAAACTGATCTGGAAGTGGGACGCAGGAACAGAAAGCAACACAGAAGCCGAGAAGGGCAGAGCATCAGATGCATTCAAACGCGCCGGTTTCAAGCACGGCATTGGCAGAGAACTTTACTCTGCACCGTTTATCTGGATTGACGCGGCGAAGTGCCAGAGACTTAAAAAGAACGACAAGACAGGGCGCTGGCAGTGCTCTGACCAGTTTGACGTGACGGAGATCACCTACGACGAGCAGGAGCGAATCAAAACGCTGACGCTTGCATCGAAGGGAAAGCCGGTCTACACCTTCGGGCACGGTGGGAAGGTTGAGACACCGAGCACCCCGCGCCTTGTCTGCGCGGACTGTAAAGGCGAGATCACGCAGATCGTAGAAGGTGGCACACAGTTTACCGCTTTACAGGTAGCCGAGAAAACGAGAAAGCGCTTTGGCAGATGCCTTTGCTGGAATTGTGCGAGTAAGGCATGATAGAACTGAACATCGTTGAAGCTTCGTGGAGCATGGATGCTTCGGGGAGCTGGCTGAAGCTCCGACCGGAGCTGCCCGGACAAGCCCGTATGGTTGCCGGGGAACTTGATCCACGAAAGAGGTACACAGTGGCAATTAAAGAGTTCCGGAAGATGCGGAGTCGGGATGCAAACCGATATCTTTGGTTGCTTTGCAATAAGCTTTCGGTCAAAGTGGGTACGCCGCCGGAGGAAATCTATCGGCACTATATCCCGGATGTCGGTGACAACTCCGATACGATATGCGCTCCGGACGCAGCGGTCAAGCGGTTCCGGGAACGGTGGGAAGCGCGCGGTCTCGGATGGTGTACGGAGATTATGGCATCAAAAATTCCGGGCTGCACGAACGTCATTTGCTACTACGGCTCGAGCACCTACGACACAAAGCAAATGGCGCGGCTCATTGATCTGGTCGTTGAGGACTGCAAACAGCAGGGCATTGAGACGCTCCCGCCGGAAGAACTCGAGCGTATGGCGCTGGAATGGAGGCAGGATGAGAAAGGAAACAAAGGCGACAAAGATACCTGAGAAGGTTAAGAAAGCCGTCTGGGAGCGCGACGGCGGGCGCTGCATCGTCTGCCTCCGCTCCGGCAATCCGTGGTGTCATTTCATTCCACGCTCGCAGGGCGGGCTTGGAATCGAGCAGAACATTGTGACGCTTTGCGATAAGTGCCACAACGACTTTGACCAGACGGAAAAGCGAAAGCACATGAAAGAGTACATCAAATGGTATCTCAAAATGAAATATCCCGATTGGGATGAAACGAAACTGATTTATAAGAAAGGGATGTAAGCATGGAAGAACGCAAATCACTTGTTTATCTTGACGCATACCAGTATAAGGAACTGGTGTCGAGAAGCACAAAGCTTGAGATGCTCGAGAGAGCGTACAAAGAACTGAAATCGTATGAGGTTGACGCTATCCTGAAAACCATCTTCGGGGAGAAGGAGGAAGCATGCTGAACCACATTGTGATCATGGGTCGGCTCACGCGCGACCCGGAACTGAGAAAGACGCAGGGCGGAACGTCCGTTGCATCCTTCACGCTGGCGGTTGACCGAGATTTTACGCCGGAGGGCGGAGAGAAAGAGACGGACTTTATCGACTGCGTCGCCTGGAAGGGAACAGCTGATTTTGTCAGCGGATACTTCTTCAAGGGCAGCATGGCGGTCGTAGACGGTAGATTGCAGCTGCGCGACTGGAAGGACAAGGACGGAAATAAGCGCCGGTCTGCGGAGATCGTGGTGAACCGCGTTTATTTCGGCGAAGGCAAGCAAAACACCGAGCCGCAGAACCCGGAAAACCCCGGCGGGTTTACGATGATGGACGACGATTCGGACCCTCCGTTCTAGGGGGGCTGAAATATGCCGAACAGGATTATCAAAGAAAGCTTATGTGATTCGGAGCGGATCGCGTCTTTGACGGACTTTGAGTTTCGGCTTTGGGTTGGATTGATCACGCAAGCGGACGATGCAGGGCGGGGGGACGCCCGCCCTGCATACATAAAAGGCCACGTTTTCCCGTTTCGGGAACGGGTTACTGCAAAGGATATTGAGTCTGCGCTCCACGCGCTGGCGGCAAAAGGCTGCGTTGCCCTCTACACGGTAGGCGGGAAGCCCTACTTTTTGTTCCCAAGCTGGGCGAGACATCAGAGAATCCGAGAATGCAAACCGAAGTTCCCCGGGCCGGAAAATGCGGACAATTTCGACGGTTCGCGGAATTCTGCGGCGAGTTGCGTCGAGTTGCCGCAGGATGCGGCGAGTTGCGGCCTTAATCCGAATCCTAATCCGAATACAAATCCTAATCCGAATCCAGTGTTAGACGCGCGTGCTACGCGCTTCACACCCCCGAGCGTCGAGGAAGTGGCGGCGTATTGCCAAGAGCGGCAAAACAGCGTTGATGCATCCCGCTTTGTCGATTTTTACAGCTCAAAGGGCTGGATGGTCGGCAAAACGAAGATGAAGGACTGGAAAGCCGCTGTGAGGAACTGGGAGCGAAGCAGTGACGCGAAAACCGCGCCTGCCAAGAAGCCGGGATACAACGTGCAGCATCACGACGGCGATCTGAGCGACTTACAGAAAGCGGCGATTCAGCGGATGTTGGGGGAGGAAGCATGATGAAGCAGGGAATCGAGACCTGGATTGTCATACCAAAGCCGCTTCCCATATTCCCCCGACTCATGCCGAAGCTCAGAACGCCTTTAAGGGCGCGGAAGTATCCGCAGAAGATGAAGAACAAGACGTTTTACCTCGTCAGCGTCAAGGACCCGGAGGACGGGCGGCGGAAGATTATCACCGTCCGGGAACCGGAGTGCTATGAGGCAGAAGTGACGGTGCAGGGCAGGAGGAAGACATGAATAATTTCGGACCGTGTACGCAGGACTGCCCAAACCGGAAAGCCGGTTGCAGCGCGTCCTGCGCGGTGTGGCAGGCTGAGAAGGAAAGGCGGCTCAAAGTTTACGACAAACGCGCCGAGATCATCGACATAAGCCAGATGACCGATGGCGGGGCGAGAAACTGCCGGAGGGCGGCAAGAGGGAAACGGAAAATAGGAGGGGAAATGTGACGCTATGACAGACAAAGAAATAGTGACGTCGCTGCGGCGCTGCCAATTTGGGGCACCGTGCGCTCGCTGCTCGGCAGTGAGCTATAAAAACTGCATGGACGAGATGCATAAGTGCGCAGCCGACCTGATCGAGCGCATGATTGTGGATGTTGCAGATCTGCGAAAAGAAATCGAGCGGAAGGACATGGTGATTGCCCTCGCCCAGAGAAAGCAGGCGGAGGCAGAAGCCGAGAGGGACGCGGCGATTGCTGACCTGAAGATATCTTCCGGGTGTGCTTCCTGCAAATATCACTGTAGTGATCCAATTTTTTGCCGTGATTGCAACAAAAAGCAAAATTGCAAGTGCATGAGCTGCAGTTTAGGACTAACGAACTGGAAATGGCACGGATTGCCGGAAGCGCCGGAGGAGGGAGAAAAGGCATGAAAGTCTACATAGCCGGTAAAATCACGGGCGATCAGGGGTATCAGGCGAAATTTCAAAGAGCGGCAACGGGGTTGCGGATGTGTGGGAACATCGTGCTGAATCCGGCGGATCTGCCGGAGGGGATGGAGGCTGCGGACTATATGCGCATTTGTATGGCGATGATCGACGTGGCGGACGCGGTTGTTTTCCTGCCGAACGCAAAAGAAAGCGCAGGCGCGCGCCTTGAGAAAGCATATTGTGAATACATCGGGAAGGAGATGGAATTTTGGAACGGTTAACGTTTGAGGGCAATTTCTGCGACATCGCGCAGTGCCGCGAGTTGCCGTGCCCGTATGACGGAAACTGCACGCAGAAGCAGGTATGGGAAAGGCTCAAAGCATATGAAGATTCTAGATTATCCCCACAGGCGTGCGCAGAGGCTCGGGAAATCGAGGAAACGCTTTCCGGCTATGATTACTCCATCTCACGAATGGTGGAGCTGATGAAAGCGGATGTTGAGGGGCTCGTCCTGATTCTGCCGTGCGCACCGGATGCGATTTACTGGGAGAAGGTAAGCGGAATTCTGGCACAGTCTCGCTTTGAAGGTCTGCACGTCTACGAGGATGGCACGATTAAGTACGCTGGTTACGGCATGGAAATCTGCGCAGAGGACATCGGTAAGACCGTATTTTTGAGCCGCGAAGAAGCCGAGAAAGCTTTGCAGGAAATGGAGGGCAAGAAGGATGGCAACGAAACGAGTATGTGACCGATGCGGGGCGGAGATAAACCCCACAAGCTCTGCGACGTATGTAAACATACGAAGCGCGTTCCATGAGGAATCACCTGATATTGAGCTTTGCTGCTCCTGCGCGATGCAAATCAAAGAATGGCTTAAGTCGCGTGTAGAGGAGGGCAAGAAGGATGGATGAATTGAAACCGTGCCCGTTTTGCGGCGGAGAGGCAGCGTTTTTTGGCACAACCTGTACGATAAAGTGTAAACAGTGCGGAGGGGCGTTTATCGCCACAAATCCCGTTGTGACAAGGATGGAAATCGCAGCTGCGTGGAACCGGAGGGTAAATGATGGCTAAGTTTATCTCAAAATCGCAGATGGAAGAGCTGAAAGATGCCTGCACGTTTGGAATCGAGGGGGCGAATAAGTTGCTCAAGAAATACGTCGGAATCCAAGCCCGCGCATACACGGCTTACAACCGCTACGACAAAAATGACAATTTCCTCGCATACACGGCTTACAACTACTACGACGAAAATGACAATTTCCTCGCGAACAGCGATGAAGCGGATATTTACGGGTTGCTTGAAATGGCAGGTGTGGAGGTGCGGCATGGCGGCTGAAAAGTATATCAGCAGCGCGTGGCTGCTTGAAACGATAGCAGATTACAAGAACATCAGGCGCTGGAACACGAATGTTCTCGATGCAGAGACGATTGCGCGTGTGCTGGATGTCGTGGAAAACGTAATAAAAGGCGCGCCGAGCATCGGACAGCGCAAACTGGGAAACAAAATTCTTGCAGCAAAAAACGTCGCGCTGGAAGTGCATCTAAAGATGGCAAAAGACCATATAGAAGATGCAGAAAGAAGATACAGGCGGCACGAAAGCACCAACAACCTAATGCTGATGAGCTTTTGCAAAGGGTATATCACGGCGATGTGTGAAACAAGGTCGATGCTGGAAAGGATGGTAAGCGATGGGTCAACATAAGCACAACCCGACCGCCATTGCGGCGGCAAAAGGCGAGCTGCCGCCGAAGAAGCGGGAGCAGCGGCTGACCAAACGGCAGGCAGAAAGGCTCTTGCGGCTGAAAATTATACGAACAATCGACCCATTCCACGCCTTGCCGGATGGGATGGACGAAGTTATTGCAGGAGGTATGCTTTATGGCTGATTTTATCCGGCGCGAGGATGCGTTGAAAGTTCTATGCAACAACTATGCTTACGCAGCGATGGACGTTATCAAGAGACTGCCCGCCGCCGACGTTGCGGAGGTAGTGCGTTGCAAATACTGTAGACACCTTGGGGCACCCCTTTCTGGCGGATGCTACGATTGAAAAAAATATATGCTGCCGTATTGCAGACCTGATGATTTTTGCAGCCACGGCGAGTATCAGACAAATACAGGAGGTAGCAATAATGTGGCTGATTGATGCGAACCGGCTATACGACGCAGCAGAAGAAAAGTACATGGAAGATCGGAGCAAAACCGAGAATGTTATCACGCGCGTAATGTTGAGCCAAGCGCGACAGAAAATTCAGGAGCTGATTGCATATGCACCCTCGGTAGACGCTGAACCGGTCGTTCGTTGCCAATATTGCAAGAATTTCCGTCGGAACGAAGAAAATGACCCGTACTGCGCAGATCGGAGAGGGCTTTCAGACCCGGAGCCTGACGGGTATTGCAGCTACGGAGACCGGAGGGAAGAATGAACATTACACTTTTGAAATATCCAACCGATGAGGACTGGGCGCTTGCAAAACAGTGCGCTTTGGTTACCATCGGCAAAGAGATGAAAACAGCACCGGACATGGAGTGGAAACACGCCATTCTCCGGGCGCGGCATAGCCCCATTCGGACGTTACAGTTTGCGTTTTATCTTGAGGGCGTGCCGTACTGGGTAAGCACTCATTTAGCCCGCCACGTCCACGCACAGCCGTTTATCCGCAGCCAGCGCAACGACCGGCAGGACGAATACGATCGGAACGCAGCGCGGCAGGACGCGCCGGTAGACATGATCTGGTACATGAATGCCGAAGAGCTGATGACCATTGCAGAAAAGCGGCTTTGCAGGCTGGCGGCAAAGGAGACGCGCGAGGCTGTGAAAATGATGTGCTGCCTTGTAATCGACAAATTGCCGGAGTTCAAGGGGCTGTTTGCAGCACATTGCGCGAAATACGGTGATTGCGACGAGATGAAGCCGTGCGAGACCGGAAGGAGGCTGCAAGGTGGGAACAATTCTTGCGATTGACCCCGGCAACATTCAATCCGGCTATGTGCTGGCGGAGCACGACGGGAAGGAAATCCGGAAGGTGCTGGACGTTGGGAAAGTTCCGAACGGGGAGATATTCCCCGTTCTCTGCCGGGAGTATCAGCACTTGGCAATCGAAATGGTTGCCGGTATGGGAATGCCAGTCGGGCAAGAGGTGTTTGACACCTGCTTCTGGATTGGGCGGTTCTGGGAATATGCCGAGCTTTACCGGAAGGGGTACCAGATACAGAAGATCTTCCGCCGGGAAGAAAAGCTCTACTTATGTGGCAGAGCGTCGGCGAAGGATGCGAACATCAGACAAGCCCTCGTCGACCGCTACGCGCCCGGAGAGCCGAATTATGGGAAAGGAACAAAGAAGAACCCCGGTTTCTTTTACGGGTTCGCAGCGGATATGTGGGCGGCGATGGCGGTGGCAGTGACGTATTTTGATAAGTACATAAGGGGGATACAGCTATGAGCACAACGAATGATCTGGCAAAGCGTATTCGCAGAAGCAACAAGGCTTATTTTGCCGCCGGTATGGAGGCAGGAAAGCAGAAGGTGGTAGATCTTTTCTTTGTGGCGGCGCATGAACTGGGCATGCTCAAAAGCCCGGCGAAGGCAAAGGAACTTCTGGACAAAATGGAGCAGCTTGACGCAGAATACGGCGTGGCATGGCTGGGCAAGAAGGAATCCGACGATGCAATTCACCGGCTTGACTCGAGTCTTAAGAAGCTCTGCGGTCCGTTCTTTCAGCCGTTTTTCGAACGGAACGATACAATCAAGGATTGGTGGGAAAAATGAAAATTGTTTTAGATTTGTTGGCGTTCATGCCCACAAGGGCGCATGAATACGATGCGGGGTTAGACCTGTATTCGGCGAGCGACGACGTTTACATCTATCCCGGAGAAAGCGAATTGTTTGATACAGGCGTGCATGTCCAGCTGCCCAAAAACACCGTGGGATTTCTCAAGAGCAAAAGCGGTCTGAATGTCAAACACGGAATCACCAGCGAAGGGGTCATCGACGTCGGCTACACCGGAAGCATCATTGTCAAGCTATACAACCACGGAAGCAAGCCCTACAAGGTCTGTAGGGGCGATAAGATCTCGCAGCTTGTTATACTGCCCTGCATCCTGCCGGAACTGGAAGTGGTCAACTCGCTCGAGGAGACGGACCGCGGGGACAATGGGTTCGGGAGTTCGGGCAGATAGGGGGTTGATGCAAACGGAGGACAAGGCAAGCGTGTTCCCAGAAAGGCTGAGAAAACTGAGGGAACGAAAAAGAATAAAACGATACGTTCTAAGCGAGCGATGCGGTTTATCAAGACCGATGGTAGGAATGTACGAGCGCGGAGAAGCGGAACCCACATTGTCTGTGTTACTATGCTTTTCTGAAATATTCGACGTATCGCTTGATTATCTTGCCGGGAACGAAAAGTAATAGTTTTTGAAAGTATATTTTCAAAATAGCCCTAAAAATACGGTAAAATGAAAGCGTAGAGGCATATCCTCTGCGCTTTCATCCTTCTTACGGCTACGCAGCGTACTGCGGAACCTCCTTTTTCTTAGCTCCACCGGAAACCGCAATCCGGTGGAGCGTGAAAAGGAAGATTGGAAGGGTGAATAAGGAGGGATGAAATGGAAGTAAAGAGTTTGAAATTAGATAGCATTACGCCTTATGGGAAGAATGCAAAGAAGCACGATAAACGGCAAATCAACAACGTTGCGGAGAGCATCAAGCAGTACGGCTTTGTTCAGCCGATTGTAGTTGATCGGGACGGTGTGATTGTAATCGGTCATTGCCGCGCTCTGGCGGCAAAGAAGCTGGGCATGGAAGAAGTGCCGTGCGTCTGTGTGGATGATCTGACACCGGAGCAAGTGAACGCCCTGCGGCTGGTAGATAACAAAAGCAACGAGAGCGACTGGGACTTTGACCTGCTGGCTGATGAGATGCCGGGGCTTGACCTGTCGGCTTTTGACTTTGACTGGGGACTTCGCGACGAGCTGAACGATTCCGTTGTGGAGGATGATTATGACCCTGTTCTTCCGGCGGAACCGAAGAGTAAACTCGGCGATGTGTACCAACTTGGCGAGCATCGCCTTATGTGCGGAGACAGCACGTCCCTGAGCGACGTACAAAAGCTCGTAGGGGGGGTGCAGATGGACTTGCTTCTCACAGACCCGCCGTACAATGTGGACTATCAGGGCACCGCCGGTAAAATCAAAAACGACAACATGGAAGATACAGCATTCAGGCGCTTTTTGACGGATGCGTTTTCTAATGCAGCGATGGTCATGAAACCTGGTGCACCGTTCTACATCTGGCACGCAGACAGTGAAGGGTATAACTTTCGCGGCGCGTGTAAAGACGCGATGCTGCGCGTCAGACAGTGCCTGATCTGGGTGAAGAACTCCCTCGTGATGGGGAGACAGGACTTCCAGTGGAAACATGAACCTTGCCTGTATGGCGAGAGCGAGATTGAAGAGGACGAGCACGAGCCGTGCTTGTATGGATGGACGGAAGGCCACAAGCATTACTTCTTCAAAAACCGCAGGCAGACCACTGTTCTCAATTTTGATAAGCCTGTCAAATCTGCGGAGCATCCGACCATGAAGCCGATTAAGCTGTTTGATTACCAGATGCAATGTTCCAGCAAGCCGGGTGAGAATGTGCTTGACCTGTTCGCGGGGTCTGGCACAACGATTATGGCAGCGGAGCAGAACGGAAGACACGCGTACTGCATGGAGTTTGACCCAAAGTATGCAGATGTAATCATTGATCGTTGGGAGAAGTTCACAGGAGAAAAGGCGGTGCTTCTGAGTGACGGTTGAAGAGGCACAGGGAATTATTGACAAAACAACCAGCCCGTATTTGAAGCGGGACATGGAAAAGTTTATCAAACGCCAGCGAAGAAAGGAGGGCTCGTATGGCACGACCCAAAAAGGAAATAGACCAGAAGCAGTTCGAGGCGCTGTGCGGGCTTCAATGTACCCTTCTGGAAATCTGCGACGCGCTTGATGTAAGCGATAAAACCTTAGACGGATGGTGCAAGAGAACTTATGGGGAGCATTTCTCCGAAGTATTCGCAAAAAAGAGGGGTAAAGGGAAAATATCTCTGCGAAGAATGCAATGGAGGCTCGCTGAAAAGAATGCGTCTATGGCTATCTGGCTTGGGAAACAGTACCTCGATCAGAAAGACGTTGTGGAGCAAAACATCAACACAGAGTGCGTCAAGGTGATAATTGATGTCTGACATCCGCCTGTCTGAAAAAATAGGCTCTGCGTTCTACGGTGTGGCGCGTGACGTGTTTCAGCACGGTCACACGCACTACGATTTTAGTGGCGGGCGTGGGTCGTTGAAGTCCTCCACTGTGTCTGTACTCGTTCCCCTGCTGCTGATAAACAACCCAAACACACACGCGCTTGTGCTGCGAAAGGTTGCGAATACCATACGCGATAGCGTTTATGCGCAGTACATATGGGCAATCGGAGAGCTTGGCATGGCGGCATATTGGGAAGCAAAGGTTTCCCCGATGGAGCTGATCTACAAGCCTACCGGGCAGAAAATCATGTTCCGGGGCGCTGACGATCCCATGAAGATAAAGTCCATCAAGGTTCCGTTTGGCTACATTGCCGTGACGCACTTTGAAGAGAAAGACCAGTTCGCCGGTCGCGCCGAAATACGAACGATTTTGCAGTCAACAATGCGTGGCGGCTCTAAATTCTGGAACTTTGAGAGCTATAACCCGCCGATCAGCCGGGACAACTGGGCAAACAAAGACAGCTTGGAAGAACGCGCGGACAGGCTGTGCCACAAGTCAACATATCTGCAAGCACCGCCTGAATGGCTGGGGCAGCAGTTTATTGACGAGGCTGAACACCTGAAAGCCACTGACGAGCGGGCGTATCAGCATGAATACCTCGGTATCCCGGTCGGCACCGGCGGCAATGTGTTTGACAGGCTCGAACTTCGGGAGATCACGGACGAAGAAGTTTCCAGATTCGATAAAATCTATCAGGGCGTGGATTTCGGATGGTTCCCAGACCCCTTTGCATTTATCCGGCTGCATTACGACAAGGCGAGGGAAACAATTTACCTGCTTGACGAGATATACCAGAATAAGCTTTCGAACGAGCAGAGCGCGACGATAATCAAACAGCGCGGATATGGCAATGTGCGCGTCATCTGTGACAGCGCGGAGCCAAAGAGCGTGGCTGACTTACGGGCAATGGGATTGCCTGCGTATGAGGCGGTCAAGGGACCCGGCTCGGTCGAATACGGCATGAAGTTCTTGCAGAGAAGAACGATTGTAATTGATAGAAAACGGACGCCACATGCCTACGATGAGTTCGTGGGCTACGAATATGAGAGAAACAAAGACGGCGATATAATCAGCGGATACCCGGACGCAAACAATCATTTGATTGATGCGACAAGGTACGCCTTAGAGCCTGTGAGCCGTAGAATGGGAGTTATTGCATGACGGTTATCGATAAATTAAAGGAACTCGGGTATACGACAATCCCAGAGGAATTCTATACATACGTGTCCCTTTGGAAGTCGTGGTACGTCGGCAAAGTCAAGGGGTTCCATCAGTACCGGCGATATAACGGCCATAAGTGGACGAAGTGCAATCGCGCGAGTCTAGGTATGGCGAAAAAGGTTTGCGAGGACTGGGCTAACCTCTTGATGAACGAGAAAGTCCAGATCACACTTGAGGGGCAGAAAGAACAGGCGTTCGTTGATAGCGTCCTGACGGAGAACAACTTCACGGTCAAGGCGAACGAAATGCAGGAAATGAAATCTGCACTCGGAACTGTAGCGTATATCCCTCGTGTGGTCGGCCAAGCGGTCAACGAGAGCGGAGAGACCGTTCCGGGCGATGTTTCCGGTATCGCTCTTGACTATGTGACCATTGAGCACATTTTTCCGCTGGCTTGGCAGAATGGCTTTATTTCAGAGTGTGCTTTTGACAGCGTGGTCACACGGGCTGGAAAAAACTATCTGTATTTGCAGATTCACCGGAAAGACGAAAACGGACTTTACGTCATCGAGAACAGCATTTACCGATACGAAAACGAAACGCTTGCCGATGCGCTTTTGACGGATGTTCCGGGCTTTGAGCGAATCCCCCCTGTGGTACATACGGGAAGCGACAAGAGACAGTTCGTCATCGACAGACCGAACATCGCAAACAATCTTGATTACCTGCTTCCGGTTGGTATCCCTGTGTATGCAAATGCAATCGACGTTCTGCGCGGCGTTGACTGTGCCTACGACTGTTACGTCAATGAGTTCGAGAACGGCCCCATGATGATGATGGTCAAAATGCCCGCCACAAGGTGGGAAGATGACGAACCGACGCTTGATGACAACGACCGGCGTTTCTATCTGCTTCCGGAGGACACGCAGCAAGGGAACGTGGTAGAGACGATTTCTCCGACGCTGAGAACCGAGCAGCTGAATGTAGGACTTCAAGACCAACTGAACGTACTGTCCAGTAAGTGCGGCTTCGGCGAGACCTATTACCGTTTCGACGGCGGCAGCGTCGCGACAGCAACGCAAGTTATCAGCGAAAACTCCACCATGTTCCGCACCATTAAGAAACATGAAATTGTGCTGGAACAAGCGCTAGTTGAGCTGTGCCGGATTCTGCTTCGGTTGGGAAACACAGCTATGAACGCCGGTCTGAATGAAGACGTGGAGATCAGCATTGACTTTGACGATTCCATCATCGAAGACAAAGCTACAGACTTCTCCCGCGATATGCAGCTTCTCAGCGCAGGCATCATGAACGACTGGGAGTTCCGCATGAAGTGGATGAATGAGGACGAGGCGACCGCAAAGGCGGCGCTGCCGAAGGCGCAGGACATGGTAACCGAGGAAGAAAAGGAGGTCGAGTAATGGGATTTGGAGAAAACACTGGGACTTTTGGGGTTGTGAAAGATGAGCCGGTATCCATTTACCCCAGAACTCCTTGATGCGCTCCCAGAGGATCTGGCAGAACTGTTCCGAGGATTGGAAGATACGCTTCTCGATGAAATATGCAGTAGGCTTGCGCTGAAAGACCAGCTGAACGAAGTGACTGTTCAGGCAATCCGGTCTCTTCGTTCGCATGGTATCGACACGAAGGAGATTGAAAAAGCAATCCGCAAGACTTCTGTAATCAGTGAAAAGAAGCTCAAGGAGCTTTTTGATGATGTTATTGCCAGAAACCAGAAGTATTACACAGCGGTTATTGACATGGCAGGGCTGACACAGCCTGAAACGCTGGTGAGCGTAGAAGACACGTGGGCGGTTTACGAACAAACTCGGCAAACGTTGCGAAATATCACGCAGTCTATGGGCTTTCTGGTAAACAATGGGCGGACGATGCTTCCGCCCGCTCGTGCGTATCAGTGGGCGCTGGATTCTGCTGTTATGCAGATTCAAAGCGGGTCAATCAGCTACAATCAGGCGATCAAGTCTGCGGTGCAGCAGCTTGCAGGTGGGCTGAAAGTCGTGAACTACGAAAGCGGACACGTTGACAACATCGACGTTTCTGTTCGGAGAGCTGTCATGACTGGCGTGAATCAGATCTGCGACCAGTACACGAACCAAAGCGCAGAGTACCTTGAGACGCGATACTTTGAAGTGTCTGCGCACTCTGGGGCGCGTGACAAGCCGGGTGCTTCGCCGTGGTCAAGCCACAAGGAGTGGCAAGGGAAAGTCTATTACCAGAGCGAAAGCGGCGAACCTGACCCGCTGGGGCTTTACGATGACCTTGTGGAAACGACCGGTTACGGATATGTTGACGGTCTGACAGGTGCAAACTGTAGGCATCACAAATACCCGTTTATTCCGGGAGTTTCGGAGCGGACTTACACCGACGAACAGCTTGAGCATATCGATGATGGTCTTGGCTGCACGTTTGACGGAAAGACTTACACAGCCTATGAAGCGACGCAGATGCAGCGCCGCATAGAACGTCAAATCCGCGCGCAGAAAAAGCTTAGAAACGCATACAAAGAAGCTGGGCTTTCCGAGGACGCGACCGCCGCAAACGTAAAGCTTTGGCGTCTGAACGATGAATATAGTAGGTTCAGCAAAGCGGCAGGGCTACCGGAACAGCCGGAACGATTGAATGTGCTATATACAGATGCAAAATCCGAGGCTGCAGCGGGCGCGGCGAAAGCGGCAAAACCAGTCATGCGGCTACAAGAAACACTTGATGTGAAATCTGATGTCGTGAACGGCGTTGTCCCGAAAGGTTCAGAAATAAGTTCTATCCGTGAAATAGCTGGCGGAGATTCCGGCAAACAACTAAGAGCGGCGGAGTTCCTTTCCGGGAAATACGGTGGGGAGCCGTTGCAATGGCGGAAAATGGGCGGTATAATACAAACAGAAAATTTCCGGTATGATGTTCACTGGTTTGAACGCAATGGAGAGCACTTTGAAGAGAAGCTGAAAGGGGTGAAGAAGAAATGAAGGTGAGATATAAAGGACCAACGTTTGGCGGAGGAGTTCTCGGGCTGACGGACGGGAAGACCTACGAATGCACGGGCATCGAATATGACCTGCTTCGTATCATCGACGACGAAGGGGAAGATTACCTTTATTCCGCGTCCGCCCCTGCGCCGCTCAACGGCGAAACGCCGCCTGGCAAATGGGAAATTGTCGAAGATGATGTGAACGGTACGCTTACGAGATTGCTTGAAGGTGACTGATATGATTGACGAAAAGTTAAAAACAGCCATTGAGCGGGCGCTTGCGGCTGGTTTCCGTGTAGAACTCCTACGGGATAAGGAAGGAAATATCATTGTGCAGACAATTCAGCGAAAACGGCTGAAAACTGAATAGATTCCCACGGCGTAAATGTTCGCCGGGAAGGGCTGAATGGAGCCAACTGACTACGATTTGTTGTCGGTTGGCTCTTTTTATTTATCAACACTGTCCGACAGGACGTTAAACAAGGAGATTTTTATGGCAGAACAAACCAACGTGCAGGGCACGGAAAACACTGCGCAAGAGCAGGAAAAAAAGTTTACTCAGGCTGACGTTGACAAGATGATTCAGTCGAGGCTTGACAGAGAACGGAAGAAATACCCCAGCGAGGAAGAGATTACCGCATACCAGACATGGAAAGACAGCCAGCAGACCGAACAGGAACGGCAGGCAAAGCAGGCAAAAGACCTTGCAGACAGCAAGGCGGCACTGACTGCATTGCAGGCTGAAGCCGAACAGCTCAAACGGGACAAATACGTCCTGAGCAAGGGTTTGAGCGGCGAGGACGCTGAGTTTATCGCATTCAAGGCTGCAAAGATGGTCACCGACAAGATCACGTTCGAGCAGGCAGTCGACGAGATTACAGCGAATCGCAAGAAGGCGACGTTCGACTGGACAGCACCGGCAGGCGGTGGAAACAAAGAAACAAATGTAAACAGCGTAATGAACGCCCTGATTCGGGGCGGTCGTAGATAACGAAAGGAGAATCATATGCCGAATATTATTGACAGAAATGCACTTTCCGGGCTTATTCCGGAACCCGTAACCCGCGAGATCATGCAGGGCGCTATCGCGGAATCCGCAGTCCTTCGCATGGGGAAGAGACTGGCGAATATGTCCAGCAAGACGCAGACCATCAACGTCCTCGACGCGCTTCCCTCTGCGTACTTCGTCAACGGCGAAGCAACCGATACCGGAGCCGGTGAGGCTTTCAAGCAGACCACGAAGATGGCGTGGGACAAGAAGAAAATCTATGCCGAGGAAATCGCGGTTATCGTCCCCATCCCAGAAGCAGCACTGGATGACGCAGATTATGACATCTGGGGCGAGGTAAGACCCAGACTGACCGAAGCTTTCGGAAAGGTCATTGACGCTGCCATCCTGTTTGGCACGAACAAGCCAACCACGTGGCGCGATGGCATCGTTCCTTCCGCTATCGCTGCTGGTAACGGAGTTGCGGCAAGCTCTGATGTATTTACCGACATCATGGGCGAAGGCGGTCTTATCGCGAAGGTAGAACTTGACGGCTTCAACCCGAACGGCGTTATGTCTGCGATTCAAATGCGCGGCAAGCTGCGCGGGCTGAAGGACACGACCGGTCAGCCCATCTTCAAGTCCGACATGCAGGGCGCAACGCGCTATGGTTTGGATGGTATGGATATGTACTTCCCGATGAACGGCGCATTTGACCCGGCACAGGCACAGATGATCGTCGGCGACTGGACGCAGATGGTATACGCCATCCGTCAGGACATGACCTTTAAGATCTTCACCGAGGGTGTCATTCAGGACCCGAGCACGAAGGCAATTACATACAACCTCATGCAGAACGATATGGTCGCTCTCCGTGCGGTCATGCGTCTCGGCTGGGAAATCGCAAACCCGGTCAACGC